CGTACTCCTCCATATGTATCTACTTGTGCTTCAATGAATGTGTCCGTCTCACATGGTACGTCAGTGATGAAGTAACCAATGCGATTCACTAGGTGATAGCCATCCCCTACGAATGTGCCAGTGTCACCATCCATGTATGTCCACACCCTCTGTGGTTCACTGTTAGCTATGCTAAGCACATACTCTAACTCCATGCCATAGGTCTCGAACATGATGCCCTTACCTGCTTCATCTTGGAAAGATGCATTGGTATCCAAGTGATTATGAATGGGCTTGTACTTGTCCATCCATTCTTCGAATGTCATGCTTACTGAATTCATCATCACTCCTCCTTGTGTATGCCAGTGCATTGGTAATCCACACTAACACCCTCAATCAATTCCCTGATGTCAGCACCAGTCATGTCATGCAGTAGCATGTCAGCTTTGTTCACTGCTTGGATATCTGAGTACGCTTCAACGTCCATGTAGATGGAGTACTTAACTGTGTACAACTTAATCTTATCTGACATCACCAATCCTCCTGTTCAATTCGTTAGCCATATCCTGACCACAGATATCCTTAATCCAACCACTGCCATACCATGTGCCTACCGTAGTGTCGAACTCAAGCCAGTTCTCACCCCAGTGTACCTCGATACGTGATGCACCTGCTCTGATTGCAGTGAGTACCTTGTTGAGTACTTGCTTACGGCTAGGCTTCTTGCCTAAGTGACTGAAGGTAACCTCGATTGTGTCACTCATGCTATCACCATCATGAAGTAGCCCAGTGCCACAAAGCTACACATCATTAAGAATGTCAGCAATAAACTGACCAATACACCTAGTGTGAATCTGTCCATATGTATACCTCCGTCTGTTACCATGATGATTGATAATGGAATGACCAAGAGTCGTCCACTTGCTTGAGCAACTTAGTAATGCCCTCTGCAGTACGCTTGAGTTCATCGTAGTAGTACTCATCCTTCTCTGTGCTACCGAAGAAGAATCCACTAGCAGGGTCAAGTCCTACGTTAGCCCCGTCCAGTGCCTTAACACACAGGGTACGCAGTTCCTTGAGCCTGTCTCGTGATACGTAGTATTCCCTACAATCGTCTGCCCCATCCTGACAATTCTTTACGAACCATGCATGAATCGCATTAGCCTTTCTCCAGTACATAGCATCAGCTCGTACCTCATTGATTCGCATCGGTGTCTCAAGCATGTACCCAATTGCCTTACCTACAACTGCATCCTTCGCAGTCTCATCGTGCTGATACAAGTACTTCTTGGCTGACAAATACATATCTAATCCCATACATCCTCCGTTGGTTGATTGCTTATTCAAGTTTAGTGCCGAACATTCGACAGTACAATTAGGGGAAACCCTTAGTACTTTGTACTACCCCATCGCAAGTACGCTACGATCCGCTGACATGTGTACACACTGTGACTTCGTCACTGGCTGTGTCACATCCTCTGCATTCACGAAGCTATTGAATCGATATGGATTGTAGGTAACCATGATACTCTGTGCCATTGGTTCGAGTACATCAGGTGCATTGGTGTAGCCTACGACACCAGCATGTACATTCTTACGCTTCTCCATGATGACACGTGCCCTACCTGCTTGTGATACTTTGAATGTGCAGTTGTAGAGTGTGACTTGCTTCGCATGGTCAATCACTCTGCCCTTGTTCTCACCCTCCAGTGCCTTCACTGACCATACATTCTTATGTAAGTTCCAGTATACGAATACTTTCATTCTTCATCCTCCTTGCAGTTACATCCGAAACCATCAATAGCTGGGCAATCTTCTGAGTGTTCGGTATCCTCATCATTGTCTTGCTCTTCAACGTGGTCAATAAAATTTTCTAGGTCTGCATTTAATCGCATAGGTATTCTGTGTGACACATCGTATGATGTGCCATCGTCCCATGTAACTGTCAATGCCCATGAACTAATCTTCATTCTTTAACTCCTTCACTTCGTGAACATCATCTTCTGCCCACACTACCTTCTTGTAGTTGTAACTTTCATCATTGGTGTATCTGTCTGTCGCAATCTCTTCAGCGATACCCTCATCCTCTGCTTCGACATCGTAGTAGTACATCGTTGTTTCTGTTCGTGCCATAGCTACCCTGTACTTGTTCATTTTCCTGTGCCTTTCTGCTCTGAAGGTGCTACCCACCCCATAGCCTTGAACCTATCTAAGATAGTGTTGTACTGATTGTAAGTCCATGCCTTATCAAGATAAGGTGGCTGATTGTTTGTGTATTGGTGCTGTGTTTTTTTCTTGCTCATTCTGTCACCTCCCTGATTGCTTGCTCGACCAGTGCCACACACATCGGGTCATGTCCACCTACATTCCATTCACGAATGTCTAGCACGTCCTCACCATCATCACCGCAATAGCTCTTACCATTTTTCCAGTTGTAAATTGTAGCCACTACTGTCGCATCTCCGACAGTAAAACTGACCACCCATTCAGCATCAGTTTTGTAATTGTCACCGTCCAGCGGGTCACCGAAGGTGTCCTCAAGGTCAATGTAATTGGCACTGATAGTGCCTTGATAATGTGTGCCACTGATGTTGATTAGGTCATCATCATTGTGAGTAATAAATTTAGTCTTTAACATAGTTAATCCAATCCATAGTAAGTAATTTCAGCAACGTACTGACCCTTTGAATTTGCCACATTGAATAATGTGAGATTAGGCATAGCCCAAGGGTCAATCTCACCCTTCACTGTGTTAGCACATTCCATGACCTCCTCCAATGTGTCACCAATGATCGTGTACACACCGCCTGTGCCTCTATTTCTACGTGTTACTTCTGTCATACAGCCTCCTGTACTGGTGCAAAGAATTGTTTGCCTACGTTTATGAACTTGTTGAATGCCTGTCTTTCCTCTGTACTCAGTAGGAAAAAGTGGTCATCCATGTACTCTAGTACCGTCAATGTGTCTTTAATACCTCTGGTATTTCCGTACTCTGTGATGATGCTAATTGCTTGCTTGATATCCATAATCAACCCTCCATTCTCACAACAAAACCTGTCATATCCTGACGTGCAGGACCCTTAGCACGTAGTCCCACAATCACACCCTGTGGGTCATCAATACGTGCATCGTGTAAGTCACCGTCAATCACTGGCTTACCCTTGAATGTGACTGGCAATTCCTTTAGGAATACTACTGCCATGTTAGCTCCTGATTTCTGTGCCACACCGACTTGTTTAGCGTAGCTATCAACACCTGAATAGCTGAATGTTAAGTGATAATTGCTAGGTGTTTTGCCTAAACGATTAGCACGTTTTGTGTAGTCATAGAATTGCACCTCAGGGAAAGCCTGTGGAAAACCCTCGTATGCTGTGCCATTACGTACACATGCCTCAGATTCCCATGCAATGTCACTGAAACAATTAAGACGTAGTCTTACTGCCTTACCTTGCTTACTGGCTTTCTTGATAAGAGATTCTATCTCTGCTACTAGCTGAACCTTGAACCCTGTAGGCTGTGCCATGAACCAATCTGTCTTACGCTGACGTGCATCCTTCACATTCGGGAACACACCACGTCCTGCATGTTTCAAGCATGCATCCATACACTGTGCTGACTTGCTACCTGCACAGATTGTGTAGTTTGGGTACAGGGATAGTTCAGCATATAAATGCTGACCACCAGTGACTGCATTAGTCTTTTCGATTTTAGCGTTAGCTACCGTTGATAATAAATTCATAATGTGTGCTTACCCTTCGTAGAAGAAAACTGTACCTGCATCGTAAAACTCAGCCCATAAGCCTAGCTTATCAAGCTCTTTCTGAAGCCTAGGGTGAACACCCATCGTATTACTATATCCATAGTAATCAAAGGCATACTCACCATCAATCGAACTGCCTTCACCTGTCCACACTGTGCCTTCATGTGATGCACTGAAATCCGCACCGTCCTTGAACCACATATCAGGGAATTGCAACTGCAATTTAGCTTTGACTTTTTCGTAATTCATATACGTACATACCTCCAATTGAGAGAAAGTTTTACTGCCGAACATTCGACACTAACCGATGCCGATTGCTTAATTAAACTTTAGTGCCTACAAAACCATAAGACAATAGGGACAAACCCTTAGTACGAAGTACTACCCCTTAGAGCCTGTGCCTAGTGCCATGTGCCACACCTCAGCACCCTATGCCATATCATGTGATGCATGACATATGCACACCATATACGTCATGGCAAGGCATATACGGGTCATAGCGAGCATGACACGACATAGCATAGGGGTAGGTAAGGGTAAGGCATGCAAATGCACTGTGATGCGATTGCATAGCCCTACAAACGACAAAAGCCCCGTTAGGGGCTCTGTGTCATGTACAACTAATAACCGAAGGTTACTCAGCAGATGCTAAAAGTAGCGTAGCTACCTCAGCCAATGAGATACCCTTTAGCTTCGCTAAGTGGATAACTGCACTAGCAATGCCTTCGGCAGTATCTTCAGCGAGTTTTAGTGACGAAGATTCGACAGTAGCCTTAACTTCGTTATCAGTAGTTTCTTCTACTGCATCAGTACCTTCAGTACTTTCCTGAGTGGTAGCAACTGCAGTAGGAGATTTTTCAGCTTTACGTAGTAACTGTCTTAAGTAACTTGCAGAGCAAGATGACACGTCCAGTTCTTTAGTCTTCTCTTGGATATTCATCCAATTCTCAGCTAACCACATAGCATCGGAACGGTCTTGTCTTGACATATTCTTTAAGGCAGTAGCCTTAATAGCTTGTCCAAACATTTTATCTGAAGTACCGATGAGTGAACGAAGTTCGTGCAGTACTTCACCTATTACTTTCAACTTTTCAAGTTGCTGACGTTTAGCTCTTAGCATTCCAGTGTAAACACTGGCTGAATGTTCGATAGCTTCACCGAAGGTGTGTCCTTCTTTTCCATATGGTCTTGCCATGATGTCAGCAAAATCCTGTGATTTCTTAGCGTATTTTGCAAGTTCGGCATCAGTATGTTTAACTGCTTTAGCAGGTTTAGCCTTAGCTTGCTTATCAACTTTGTTGATTTTCACATTCTTGCTAACAGTCTGAACCTTAGCAGGTTCAATTTCACCTGTCTTCTGGAAATGCAACAAGTTAGCTACTTCGTTAGCTAGTAGAGCTTTGCGGATTGATTGAGCCATGATATTTATCCTTTCAGGATAGTGAGTAATGTTGAACAGTTAAACTACGTTTACTATCGAGACCGACATCGGCATCGACATTTCAACTTTAATTTCGGGGCAATCGAAAGTCAACCTAGGGGAAACCCTTTGGTATCTTCGATACCTACCCCCCTCGAAAATAATTGCAAATAAATCTTTTAGCTAAAGCTAAGTGATCAAACCTTTGAACTATACCTTCGGTATAAACACTGTACTGACCGACATTCGACACTAAACACCGAAGGTGAATTACCATTTGTGATAACACCGAAGGTGAAGGCAGATGACTAGTGAGAAGGGTTGATTGTGATAACACCGAAGGTGATGGATAGGATAAGTGAGACACCGAAGGTGATGGGGGGTATAGTTTAAAGCCATACACCGACTAGGGGATATGGTTTCACCATCACTGAATTGCCTAAATTTTAAGCAACAATACCACCTCAACTGATTACATATCAGTTAAACACATTAGCTAAGTCACTGAAATGCATAGCATTTATTGTGTGACACGTATGATGCTACTGCACTGTGTGCCATGTAACGTGTGACACGTCATGTTATCTGCACGTGCTGGGGGGTGCGTGGGTCACGGGGGGGTACAGCGTATACTGTATATGGACTCACCCACAGAAGGGGTATTTATAATAGGTTAGTGTACACTCACATATACACACATTCCCCCTCACACATGAATATACCCCACGTAAACCTAACATTTTAATTGGGGACACATAAGATGATAGGATAACTGTGAATAACTTTACAATGGCTACAGTTTAACTTTACAATTGCCTTTGGATCTCACTTGCAAATGCTCATCACATATGCTATAATTTCATAATGTGAAATATAGAGGGTGTTACACTGGCTTATGTTTCACTATGTGAAATACATAGAGTGCTTACACAAATAATGCTTGACAGGATATGTGATTCCTGGTTAAACTCCGTACAACGGAACACGGCAAGTGATATATAACAAGTGTAATATAACAATTAAATAAACACTTAATAATAAATAAACACTATAAGTGTTAACATAAGAAGAATAATTAAACTTACCTTTGAATAACATGTATCTGTATCACTTACATGTGTACACTTACAAGTGACACACTTATCTGTACATGTACTTGTACCAATACAGACAACAATAATAAAAAAGACTAGTTGACAATGGATCAAAAACAAGTACACCTATCCGTACCTAACAAGAAGAATAGTAAGAAGACATTACTAAGAGATGAATTCGTACTAGAAGATTTCTATCAAGCTGTACAGGCAGGTAGGTTAGATTCTGTACACGTACCCCACAGTGATGTATTCTTTGTGAAGGCAGCAATGGAAGACAAGCTACCAGAGATGAAGTTTACCCTTGAAGACATTGAACGTGCTATGAGACTAGAAGGTTGGTCTGAGTCACGTGTCCTAAAACCTAAGAGATATAAATTCGTATGACGATTAAACGTGGTAAGGAAGAGTTTGCTGGGTACAATAAACCCAAGAAGACTACTAACCATCCAACTAAGTCACATGCTGTGTTAGCCAAGGAAGGTGACACAGTTAAGCTGATTAGGTTTGGACAACAGGGTGTATCAGGTGCTGGATCAAGTCCTTCGACACCTGCAGAGAAAGCACGACAAAAGTCATTCAAGGCTAGACACGCTAAGAATATTTCAAAGGGTAAGCTCAGTGCAGCATATTGGGCTGACAAGGTTAAGTGGTAACATACACACATAGGAATTAGAGTATGCAACTAGTAAAGAAGCTGTTAGACAAGATGAAAGCAGAAGGTATGCTGGATGAAGTCAAGGCATTAGAAAAAGGTGATAGTTCGTCTAACTCTGTAAAAAGAGACAATGGCAAAGGTCTAATGGGATCAGCACTTAACAGTGAAATCATGGCAATGCTAAAGCAAGATGAAAAAGATAAAGCAGGTAAGGTAAAAATGAAAAAAGGTGGCTTAGTTAAGAAAGCAGCAGCACCAGCAGCTAAGTCACGTACCAATGCTTTAAACAAGTACTACGGTAAATAATTTATTAACTAAGGAGTAAGTAACATGGGTGTAGCATCTAAATTAAGTAAAATGTTCAGCAAAGCTGAAGTAGAGAAAATGGACAAGGCAGCTAAAAAGATGTCTGGTTCTCCAGGGTATGATGACGATACTATTGCAGCTCAGAAAGAGTATGCTAAAGAGAAGGCAGTAGAGAAGTCTAAGAAGCTTACTAAGAAAGAAGAGAAAGCTGCTGACAAGGCTGCTGAAGAGTTTGCAATGGGTAAGGAAGGTTCTAGCAAGAAAGCTAAGCCTCTAACAGAGAAAGAAAAGAAAGAGTTGCAAGAGTCATTGAACTTTAAAAAAGGCGGTATGGTTAGACAAGTAAGCCAGCCAAAACCAACATCACCTAAGAAGATGTTATCTGGCGGTATGGCTAAGCAACCAGCAAGGGCTTATGCTAAGGGCGGCATGGTTAAGTGTGGAGCATCTAATCCTCCAGCACAGAAAGGTAAGAAGTAATCATATGGCATCTAAAGATCCTAATCTACTAAAGCGTTTGTACGAAAACGTAATGGGCACTAAAGAGCAGAACAAAGCTGCAGCTGAAAGCATGAAACGTGCTGAAGAGAATAACAAAGCTAAGAAAGCTAAGGAAGAAGCAGACAAGAAAAAGATGGCTAAAGGTGGTGTAGTCAAAGGTTTTAAAGTTTGTGCTACTTGTCCTTCTGCTGCCAAATGTAAAGCTGCAGGTAAGTGTCTAAAAGCTAAGATGGCTAAAGGCGGTGACGTTAAGTTGAAGTCAGCTCCTAAAGCTGCTAAGGCAGGTAAGGCAAAGCCAGTGTTAGCCATTATGATTGGTGTACCTAAGGGTAAGACTAAGATGGCAGTTGGTGGTATGGCTAAAAAATCATCAGGGTGTAAATAACATGGCAGATCCCGTAAAGTTCAGACCTCGTGATTCAGCAGGTTCAGTGCTGGCAACTATCAAAGCTAAGTTAGCTAATAGAGACCTGTCAGCAGTAGAGGAGAGAAGGTTACGGGATCAGTATGCACAGCTTGCTGGTGCACCTTATGAAGAGTTTGCTAAAGGTGGTGTAGTTAAAAAGAAAAAGAAAATGACTGCAGCTAAAGGTGGCATGGTAGAAAGCTCTAAGTTAACTAAGAAGCAAACTGCCAAAGTAGGTAAGGTTATGGGTGAATTTAAAGATAAGTCTTTGCACTCAGGAAAAGGCGGTCCTGTAGTTAAGAATCGTAAACAGGCTGTAGCCACTGCTCTATCAGAAGCATCTAAACTAAAGAAGAAATAATTGAGCATAACTCACTACCCTCCACTAGATGCTTTACCTTATGAGATACTAATTGCTCAAGGTAAAATTGCAGACAGTGAAATACGACATGTGTTTGGGTACAACCCAGACATAGATGCTGGTACAGAAGAAACTGTCTGGACAGCTGGTGGTGTATATGTACACCTAGATACTCCAGCAATAATGTCCGTTAGCTCTACTAGCACAAGTGACACATCAGCTGGTGTAGGGGCGAGACAAGCCTACATAGTAGGTATAAATTCTACTGGTGGTGAAGTAACAGAAACAGTTACATTAGATGGTCAAACTGCTGTTAGTACTACACATACCTACACTGCAATACAAACAATACAAGTCGTTTCTGTAGGTTCAAGTAAGTATAACGTGGGCGATATTTTCGTAGGAACAGGTACCGTAACATCAGGTGTACCTGCCAACGTATTTGGTCACGTCTTAGCTACTGAAAATCAATCCATGATGGGTCACTTTACTGTTCCTGCTGGATATACTGGCTACCTAATCAAGGGATCTATTTCTTCTGGTACAGAAAATGCTAATAGCTACATTACTGGAAGATTGAAAATAAGAACAAATGATATTACTTATACAGGAGCTATTGTATCTTTCTCTAGGGGAGGTTCAGCTTTTGACTTTACTTATCCTATCAAGATAACAGAGACTTCTTGTATTACTGCTACTGCTACATCAACAGGGAATAACGAAGCGGTATCATCTTACTTCCAAGTTCTACTCATAAAGAATTGATATGAACATTAAGAATACAAAGAACAGAATGATCGGTGCTGCATTGACTACGTCAAATGTAAACATCTATACTGTTCCAGCTAGATATACCAGTTACGTAACCAGCATTATCATTGCTAACGAATCTGCTTCAGCTGCGACTGTGTCGTTAGACTGGTACGATTCTGCTAGCACTGTCCACTATACTTTGATGGAGAAGGTACTGATTAATGCTAACAGTATTATTCAAATATCAGATGAGCCATTAACACTCCAACAAGCAGATAGACTACGTGCACTGGCTAGTGCTAATAGTGCAATTACTATTACAATCAAAGTAGAAGAAGAGTTCTACACAGCTAACAATAGGTAAGTCATGGCACGTACAAATGAAAAGTTGTGGGAGAAAGCTAAGGCAGAAGCTAAGTCCAAGATGGGTGGTAAGCATTCTGCACGAGCAATGCAATTAGCAGGTAAGATCTACAAAGATAAAGGTGGTAGCTATTCAGGCGAGAAGACTAAAGCACAAAAAAGTTTATCTGATTGGACTAAGCAAGAATGGGGTACGAAGTCAGGTAAGCCGTCTAAAGAGACTGGTGAGAGGTATTTGCCCAAGAAGGCGATAAAAGCTCTTTCATCTGCTGAGTATGCAGCTACAACCAAAGCGAAGCGTGAGGGCACGAAAGCTGGCAAACAATTTGTGAAGCAGCCAGAGAGTATTGCCAAGAAAGTAAAACCTTTTAGGAAAGATAAATAACATCATGGCAAGAGAACTAACAGAGAAGCAAGCTAAATTTTTAGAAGTACTATTTGAACAGGCAGGTGGTGACGTTGTTCGTGCTAAAGAATTAGCTGGCTATTCTGACAACAGCCCAACGTCTGAAATCATCAAGGGTTTAAAAGATGAGATCATGGAACGTACACAGCTGTACATGGCACGTAATGCTCCACGAGCAGCTATGTCTATTGTGTCAGGAATGGTAGATCCTACAGAGCTAGGATTAAGAGATAAATTAAATGCAGCTAAAGATTTGCTAGACCGAGTAGGTTTAGTGAAGACAGAGAAGGTGCAGGTAGAAGCTACTAATGGTTTAATGATTCTTCCACCTAAAGCTGTACAACAAGATGATGATGAGGAAGAGTGACAACTCGTGATACAATAGGCAAGTGGATATTACCACAGCCTAAAGATGCAAAAGATACAGGGGAATATGTTTCAATCCCCAGACTATCTAAACTACAAGTACCGTTTGGATATAAAGTATCAGAAAATGATGAGATGATATTGGATCCTATTCCAATTGAACTCCAAGCTTTGGAACAAGCTAAGGATTATCTGAAGAGATACTCATCACGACATGTAGCTGCATGGCTGACTAAGACCACGGGTAGATACATTTCACATGCAGGATTATTGAAACGAGTAAAAGATGAGCAGCGATACACGTCAAAAGTTGCTACTCTCCGAAAATGGGCTGCCAGATACAGGAAAGCCATTGAAGAAGCGGAGAAGTACGAAAACCGTAAAGGAACAAAAGTCGCAAGACAAGCAAGAGAAATCCTCGATGCAGTCGATGCAGCTAGAAAATGATGTAGAGGAGATACATACTCCTGACTTAGAGGGTCAGAATGTTATCTTTAAACCCAATGCTGGTCCTCAAACACACTTCTTGGCTGCACCAGAGCGTGAAGTATTGTACGGTGGAGCAGCTGGTGGTGGTAAATCATACGCTATGCTAGCAGATCCAATGCGATATATGGGTCATCCACAGTTTAGTGGCTTGTTACTACGTCATACCACGGAAGAATTACGTGAGTTGATATGGAAGTCACAGGAAATGTACCCAAAAATCTACCCTGGCATCAAGTGGTCAGAGAGAAAGATGCAGTGGGTAGCACCTAGTGGTGCAAGATTGTGGTTTTCGTACCTAGATAGAGACGAAGACGTACTAAGATATCAAGGTTTAGCATTTAGTTGGGTAGGTTTTGATGAGTTAACGCAGTGGTCTACACCATTTGCATGGAATTACATGCGTTCTCGTCTACGTAGTACGGCTCCAGACCTGCCAATCTTCATGCGAGCCACGACAAACCCAGGTGGACCAGGTCATGCGTGGGTAAAAAAGATGTTTATTGACCCTGCCCCTGCAGGTAAACCCTTTTGGGCTACCGATGTAGAGACAGGAGAGACGTTAGTGTACCCTAGAGGTCACAGTAAAGAGGGGAAACCTCTGTTTAAGCGTAGATTTATACCAGCTATGCTAACAGATAACCCCTATTTGGCTGAACAGGGCGATTATGAAACTATGCTTCTGTCTTTACCAGAGCATCAACGCAAACAATTGCTGGAAGGTAACTGGGATGTATCTGAAGGTGCAGCGTTTCCCGAATTTAACCGTCAAGTACACGTGGTTGAACCATTTGATATCCCCAAGAATTGGGTTAAATTCAGAGCTTGTGACTATGGCTACGGTTCTTACTCAGCTGTTGTCTGGTTTGCGGTAAGTCCTAGTGAACAGCTAGTCGTATATAGAGAATTGTACGTAAGTAAGGTACTTGCTAAAGACTTAGCTAACATGGTTCTAGAATTAGAGCAGAATGACGGTACTATTAGGTACGGAGTACTGGACTCTTCATGTTGGCACAAGCGTGGTGACACAGGTCCATCACTAGCTGAGCAGATGATTATGCAGGGTTGTAGGTGGAGACCAGCAGATCGTAGTGCAGGTAGTCGTATTGCAGGTAAAAATGAAATACATAGACGTTTGCAAACAGATGAGTTTACAGAAGAGCCAAGATTGGTTATAACTGCAAACTGTACAAATCTAATTGCACAACTTCCAATCATCCCTTTGGATAAACATAACCCAGAGGATATTGATACAAAATCTGAGGATCACTTATATGATGCTCTTAGATATGGTATAATGAGTAGACCTAGAAGCGGTTTATTCGATTTTAACTCTATGCATCAGCGTAGTGGTCCTGCAGTTTCAGACCCAACATTCGGGTATTAAAGGTAAAGCATGGCAGAAAATAAATACATTGAAGATGAAACATTAAGTCTAGCTGACGTAGCTAATGACATTGAAGAAGATCAGGTTACTAAACCTATCATCAACCTTGTCATGGATAAATACAACAAGGCTGAGACTACACGAAGAATTGACGAGGAGCGTTGGTTACGTGCTTATAGAAACTATCGTGGTCTATACGGACCAGATGTTCAGTTCACTGAGACTGAGAAGAGTCGTGTATTTATTAAAGTAACAAAGACTAAAACATTAGCTGCGTATGGTCAGATTATTGATGTACTGTTTGCTAACAATAGTTTCCCTATTAGTGTAGATCCAACGGTATTACCAGAAGGTGTAGAAGACAGTGTTAATTTTGATCCGTCTGAAAAGAAAGTTAGAGAAGCTGCACCAGATTTTTCTCCGTATGGTTATAAGGGCGATGGTCAGGATCTACCTTCGGGAGCATCTTACAAAACGCTAAAGGATAAACTAGGACCCCTTAAAGATGAGTTGTCAGGTATTGATAATCTTAACGTAGGTCCAGGCTTAACTCCTACTTCAGTTACATTTAGCCCAGCTATGGTAGCAGCTAAGAAGATGGAGAAGAAGATTAAAGACCAGTTAGATGAGAGCAATGCAACTAAGCAGTTGCGTTCTGCTGCATTTGAGTGTGCTCTATTTGGTACTGGTGTAATGAAAGGTCCATTCGCCATCGACAAAGAGTATGCTAACTGGGATGATGAGGGTGAATACAACCCTACTATTAAAACAGTTCCATCTTCATCACATGTAAGTGTTTGGAACTTCTATCCAGATCCAGATGCTTCTAACATGGATGAAGCACAATACATTATTGAACGTCACAAGATGAGCCGTAGTCAACTACGAGCACTTAAGAAGAGACCATTCTTCCGTTCTAAAGTTATTGATGATGTTATTGCTCGTGGTGAATCCTATACTAAGAAGTATTGGGAAGATGACTTGAATGATTATCAAGTTGACCAAGGCATTGATAGATTTGAAGTATTAGAATTCTGGGGTACAGTAGAGCGTGAACTACTAGAGAAGAATGAAGTATCTATCCCTAAAGAATTAGCAGATGCAGATGAGTTACAAGCCAACGTATGGCTATGTAATGGTCGTGTACTAAGAATGGTACTTAATCCTTTCAAGCCAGCTAGGATTCCGTATTATGCAGTCCCTTACGAATTGAACCCCTACTCCTTCTTCGGAATTGGTATCGCTGAAAACATGGACGATACTCAAACTTTAATGAATGGTTTCATGCGTATGGCAGTGGATAATGCAGTCCTATCTGGCAACCTTGTATTTGAAGTAGATGAAACTAACCTAGTCCCAGGACAGGACATGGCTGTGTACCCAGGTAAAGTATTCCGTAGACAGGGTGGTGCACCAGGTCAAGCTATCTTCGGTACTAAGTTCCCTAACGTATCTAATGAGAACTTGCAGCTGTTTGATAAGGCACGTGTACTTGCTGATGAATCAACAGGTATGCCATCATTCGCTCACGGTCAGACAGGTGTATCAGGTGTAGGTAGAACAGCTAGTGGTATCAGTATGCTAATGAATGCAGCAGCTGGTGGTATTAAGACTGTTATCAAGAACTTTGATGATTACTTACTACGTCCAATGGGTGAAGCATTCTTTAGCTTCAACATGCAGTTTGACTTTGATAAAGATATCAAGGGTGATTTAGAAGTTTCAGCTCGTGGTACAGAAAGCTTGATGGCTAATGAAGTACGTAGCCAACGCTTGATGCAGTTCTTACAAGTAGCAAGCAATCCTGCTCTTGCACCATTCGCTAAGTTCCCATACATCATTCGTGAGATTGCTAAGTCAATGGATTTAGATCCTGACAAAGTAACCAACAGTATGGATGAGGCAGCACGTCAAGCTATTCTAATGCAACAGAATCAACCACCTGCTCCTCCACCAGGACAACAAGCACAGGGTGCACCTGGAGTTCAGGACATGACAGGTGGTGGTGGCGGTAACATTGGAGTAGGTGCTGCACCAGTACCAGGAGAACAAGGCTTTGCTGGTAATGCTACACCACAAGGTACTCCACCTGCAGCTCCACCACAAGGTCAGCAGCAACAACAACCTCCACAAGGAATGCCACCAGTATAATGTCAGATAAAGCATACCTAGGTAAGTTAAAAGACTTCGTCAATAAGAATAGTCAGTGGGAAGCCTTTAACGAGGCTCTCGACTATTCAATTAATTTACAGATAAAGAAACTAGAACAGTCAGTTAACCCTGTAGAGTTGTATCAAGCTCAGGGTGCTATAACTGCATTAAGACAACTTAAACATATGAGAGATGAAGTCAATGCGAAAAAATAAATCTAAGCAACAGACTAGTAAACTTCTTAAAGAAGGTGGCATGCTACAAGAGGGTGGTACTGTAGATCCCGTTAGTGGCAATGAAGTTCCTATTGGTTCTATGCAAGAAGAAGTACGTGATGACGTACCTGCCCAATTAAGTGAGGGAGAGTTTGTTATCCCTGCTGACGTAGTACGATACATTGGCTTAGAGCGTTTGATGAAGTTACGTCAAGAGGCTAAAGAAGGTCTTAAGCGTATGGAAGCAATGGGGCAGATGTCTAATGCTGACGAAGCTACAATGGAAGATGATGGTGAGTTTGAATCTGAAGTAGACGATATCATGGGTGAACTTGAAGTCGAAAAGACTACAGGTGAGTATCCAGAAGAAACTAAAGCAGAAGAGAAGAAGATGGCAGTTGGTGGGGCAGTCACCAATGAGATGAATACACTTCTAAAAAAAAGTTAAATAATGGAACAGCAAGTAGTAATACTGGTAACTCTTCTAATCTATCTAATGTGGATATCATAAAGAGACACACAGAGAAGAATACACCAGGAACAACTGTAGAACAAGCAATGGCAGGATTTAAGAGAGCTATTGATTCTGGTGCTCAGGCTATACGATTTGATAAGACAATTGTTCTAGCTAATACAAATGTAGAAAAAGGTAATAGCTTAATTTACATCATGAATGGTGGAGATGCTAAGCAATACATTAAAGCAATTAAGATGCTTGTTCTTAGTATGAGACGAGCAAAAGTTAAAACACTACAAATGTTTGTACAAGATGTTAAGGCAGCTGAAAGAATTGCTAAGACTGCTGGAGTTAAGAGTGTTTCATTTGATCACTACCCCAAGAGAGTTGCTGATCCTTACCTAATGACTATGGAGATTTAATATGTGCTGTGGAGGATTCGTAGGTGATGTATGGGATGCAACAGGCGGTGCTGTACTTGATGCTGCAGAGAGTGTAGTTGAGGGTGTAGGTGACTTCGTAGAATCTGCATGGGAAGCTGTTGAAGATGCAGGTAGTTGGATTGATGACAACATTATTCAACCTGCACTGGACGATCCCATAAAGACAGCTGCCATGATTGCAGCAGTAGTGTATGGTGGTCCTGCAGCTGCAGCATACTTCGGTACATCAGCAGCTATGGGTGCAGCTATTGCAGGTGCTATTGCTTCTGGTACAGCTACAATGTTAGAAGGTGGTAACTTAACAGACATTCTTAAATCTGCTGCTGTAGCTGCTGCTGCATCTAGTGCAGGTTCTGCTGTTGGTGGTACTACAGGTACTGCTGCTGGTACTACACCTTCTGGTGTTGCAGGTGCTACTGGATCACAGGCAGCTGGAGCAGTTGCTGCAGGAACAGCTAGAGGTGCTACTGCTGCTGCATTGACAGGTCAAGACATTGGAGAGGGTGCACTTACTGGTGGTGTTACGGCAGGTGTATCCCAGGGTGTTAACTATGGAGCTAGTGTCATTCGAGATGCCATGTCTACAGACACAGGCAACACTACAATTAAACTAGAAGATTCTAAGTTTATTGCAGATGATGCAGCTACTATGCAAGCTAATGGATTGAATGAGCAACAGATTGCAACTAACTTACGTGCTTCTGGTGTTAATCCTTTGTCTGCAGCTGATGCTGCTAACATGGCAAGTAATGGATACAGTGCTGACACAATATCTCAAAACTTAAATCAGAGCTATTCACAGAATGAGTTGTTTAGAGCACCTAGACAGCAAGAAGGAGCAGGTACTAAGTTTTTAAAGCAGACAGCAACTAGAGCAATTACACAAGAGATTCTTGGTAAGAATGCACCAGAGCAAACAGCTAGAATGCTTAACACAACTAGAAGAAATACAGATAGTACAGATGACACGGACTATACACAGCGTAGTAGTCTGTTAAATGAGCCTACCAAGGTTAAAGCAATTGAGCCAAATAGAACTACTACAGAAGTAGCTAGATCACCTGTGTTTGATACGAAGAGATATCAGGACATGAATGGTAATGTTGTATCTATTCTACACAGAGACGGAGTACCTTTAACTCCTATTCCTGCTGGTGCTAGAGTGTTAGCAGCTGAAGGTGGTCTCATTGACAAGATCCACAAGCCTGTGGTAAAATCAGGACTAGCTTTATCTAAGTCAAAGAAAACAGATAATAATAAGATTGCTGGAAAAGGGCTGGCGATTAAGAAAGTATAAACCCTTACATATGGCTACCTAATACCCCAGCATTGCTGGCTACTGTTAGCCCCAACCCAAGAGGAATGTATGTCAGAAGAAAACAAAGTAACCCCAGTGAAAGTTGCTGGATTCGCTACACGCAATGCTAACAAAGAACGCATTGAACAAGAAGAAGAAGAGTTACGAAAATTAACTCAAGAAAATCAAGCACCTAAGTCAGATGCTAACACAGATGATGATAGTGAAGATGATTCAAACTTGAGTCCAGAAGATAAGAGTTTTAAAAAGAGATACGGTGATTTGCGTAGGCACACTCAGAAGAAAGAACTAGAGTTGCAGAAGCAGATTGATGATTTAAGTTCTCAGCTAAAACAAACTACAACACAACAGCTTCGGATGCCAACATCTGAGGAAGAGCTAGAACAGTGGACTAAAGATTTCCCTGATGTAGCTAAGATTGTAGAAACAATTGCTATGAAGAAAGCATCAGAAATGTCAAAGGCACTTGAGGAACGTATCAAGCGACTAGACGAAAAGGATGCAGATGTATCTCGACAAAAAGCAGAAGCTGAGTTGATGCGTATCCACCCTGACTTTGACAAGATCCGTGAGACTTCAGAGTTTCATGATTGGGTTGAAGCACAGCCTAAGTGGGTACAGCAAGCTTTGTATGAAAATGAGTCCGATGCAGTATCAGCTGCTCGTGCCATTGACTTATATAAAGCTGACATGGGTCTTACAAGTAAGAAGTCAACTAAGCGTGACTCTGACAAGGAAGCAGCCAAGTCTGTTGGTAGGACAAGTAAAGCATCATTTGATGCAGAGAATGAACAGGGTCTTATCTATGAGTCTCAGGTTGATAGAATGAGTGCTCAAGAATATGAACGAAATCAGGAAGCAATTATTACTGCTATTAAGTCTGGTAAGTTTGTATATGATAAGTCGGGTTCAGCAAGATAAGTGTTGACAAAACACAAGTTTTATTTATAACTGCAGTACAGGATGGGGTATTTTTTACCCCTCCTTTTTATGACTTTGAGTGACGGTCTACCGCTACTAGCTATAGCCCATTGGACTACTCACAATAAGTTAGTAACGCACAGCTCCAAGGTAACAGACTACCCTTACTGAGCTAGCCCACATATATTAGATTGTCTAGAAATTTAACATATGTGCACCTAGTAGACGAAGGCTCTGAATCTTAAGTGAAGCGAGAAGTAAAAACATAACTTTCATTTAATTCAGGAGAATTTTAACATGGCATTTCCATCAGCAGCAGGTTACGGCAATTTACCTAATGGTAACTTTAGCCCAGTAATCTATTCAAAACAGGTACAACTAGCCTTCCGTAAGGCTTCAGTAGTAGAAGACATCACTAACAGCGACTACTTCGGTGAAATCGCTAACATGGGTGATTCAGTAAAAATTATTAAAGAGCCAGAAGTTTCAGTTCAGTCATATGCTCGTGGTACACAGATCACAGCACAAGACTTGGATGACGAGGATTTCACTCTTGTTGTTGACCAAGCTAACTACTATGCATTCAAGATCGATGACATCGAAGCTGCTCACTCACACGTGAACTTCATGACTATGGCTTCTGATCGTGCAGCATATCGTTTGCGTGACCAGTATGACCAAGACGTTCTAGGTTATTTGTCTGGCTACCAGCAATCAGCTAAGCATGGTTCACCTGACACAGCACGTTCAACATACCCAGGTACTAAGGCTGTTTCTACAGCAGGTAACGATGAGTTGTTATCAAGCATGAAGTTGATCAAGTCTAGCTTTGGTAACATTACTACTGAATCAGCTGGCGATCACTCAATCCCATTGGCTCCACGTCTTCCTGGTGCTACTTCTGTATCAACATCTACAGCTACTCCATTGAACGTAATCGCTCGTATGGGTCGTTTGTTAGATCAACAGTTCGTAGACACACAAGGTCGTTGGTTAGTTGTTGACCCAGTCTTTGTTGAGATGTTGAAAGACGAAGACAGCCGTTTATTCAATGGTGACTTCGGTGGTTCAGGCTTGCAAAATGGTTTGGTATTGAACAACTTGCATGGCTTCCGTATCTACGTATCTAACAACTTGCCTAAGATCGGTACAGGTCCAGGCACAGCTGGTACAGCTAACCAGAACACAAACTTTGGTGTTATCGTTGGCGGTCAAGACGCAGCTGTTGCTACTGCTCAGCAAATCACTAAGACAGAAAGCTATCGTGATCCAGACAGCTTTGCTGATATCGTACGTGGTATGCACTTGTATGGTCGCAAGATTCTTCGTCCAGAAGCAATCGTTACAGCTAAGTACAACGTAGCTTAATTGACATAGGGTTAGGTGAAATACCCTAACCTTATTTCTACCACATATATTTATAAAGGAAACAAAAATGTCTTTAGTACAATCTCTTAAAAACCGTGCCTACGTAGTGGAGAAGACAGTTGATCTTGCTGCTACTTCTGGTACAACTGTTGGTCCAGCTGTTGGTGCTGGTACATTAGTATTGGCGGTAGGTTTCGTACCTAACGAAGCAGTACCTAACGTGACTACATATACAATGGACATCACTGACGGTGTTACAACTTTTGCTAATGATTTAGACTTTGACGCTGCTGCTGCAGGTACCATTAAGATCGGTACTACTGCAGGTGTAGTTGCTACAAACGACACTATTGACGTAGTGACAACTATCTCTGGTACTCCTGGTGTTATTACTGGTCGTATCTTCGCTGTTGTTGTTGACGTTAATGCTGGTCCTGTAGCAGGTGATGCTGTTGATCGTGATCAATTAGCTTAATGCTGTAATGAGGGTGGGGGGTCAAAAGCTCCCTACTCTTCTATCTAATAATAATTATATTGTAGTTAGTATCAGATAGAACGTACCAACACCAAACAAAGGAAATAACATATGGCAATTACTACAGCAATGTGCACATCATTCAAGAAAGAACTTCTTGAGCGTAAGCATGACTTTAATGCAACGAGTGGTCACACATTTAAGATTGCATTGTATACATCTTCTGCATCACTTGATGCTAGCACTACTGACTACTCTTCTAGTAATGAAGTAACGGGTACTGGCTACACTGCAGGTGGTATCACTCTTACTAACATTGATCCTGTTACATCAGGCACTACTGCATTCGTAGACTTTGCAGATGCAACATGGTCCACTGCTACTATCACAGCTGCAGGTGCTTTGATTTACAACACAACTACTGACGGTGGTACAGGTACTACTAATGCAGTAGCAGTGATTTCATTTGGTGGCGATAAGACATCTACTAACGGTGACTTCGTAGTTCAGTTCCCAACAGCAGACGCATCAAACGCAATCCTACGTATCGCTTAATTTAGGAGTCTCATATGGCTCTTGTAATTAAGGATCGTGTAAAGGAAACAACCACATCCACTGGAACTGGTAGCATCACACTAGCTGGTGCTTCTACTGGCTTCCAGTCTTTTTCATCTATTGGTGACGGTAATACAACCTACTACACTATTGCATCTCAAACTGGCAATGAGTGGGAAGTAGGTATTGGTACGTACACATCTAGTGGTACTACATTAAGTAGAGACATTATCCTTGAGTCATCTAACTCAGGTTCAGCTGTTAACTTTTCTTCAGGTACTAAAGATGTATTCGTTACATATCCTGCTGAACGTGCTTCTATTACGTACACGGGTGTAAAGACATCTAACTACACAGCAGGTCCCAATGAAGGTGTACTAACCAGTACAGCTGGTGGTGCATTCACAGTTACCCTACCTGCTTCTCCAGCAGCTAATATGCAAGTTACTGTTGCTGACACAGCCACATCGTGGGGTACAAATAATTTAACTATTGCACGTAATGGTTCTACTATTGCTGGTTTGGCTGAAGATTTAGTTTGTGATTTAAGTGATGTTAGTGTTAATTTAATTTACACAGGAACTACATGGGAAGTGTATGCACAAGTTGGTGTTGGTAGCTCAGGAAGTTTTGTTACTTCAGATGGCTCACAAACACTTACGAATAAAACAATTAGTGCTGACACTAATACTTTATCGGGTATTGCTGCATCTAGTTTTGTTCTTTCGAATGGCTCTGGAAATATAGACGGTTCAGCAGCTCAAAAAGCAATCCCTTCAGGTGTTGTAGTTGGCACTACTGATAGCCAAACACTTACGAATAAAACAATTAGTGGTGCCTCAAATACATTAACAGTAGATGGCACTAACTCCGTGGGATTTTTAAAAGTACCTCAATCTGGTTCAGACAAAACAACTTCTTATTCTTTAACTACTGGGGACATTGGAGAATTTGTTGGTGTCGGTTCAGGTGGCAGTATTACAATACCCAACAGCACGTTTTCTGCTGGTGATATTGTTTCAATATTCAATAACACAACAGGTAATATAACAATAACTTGTTCTATTACTACTGCTTATATCGCTGGTACAAATACAGATAAAAATACAATGACTTTGGCAACCAGGGGTTTGGCTACTGTGTTGTTTATTAGTGGTACGGTGTGTGTCGTGTCAGGGAATGTATCTTGAGTGGTATCCAAATGATGCTTCTTGGGGCTAGTACACCTAGTCTAGTTTTTGTAACTTCTGCTACATCAGAAAGTTCTTCACTAACAGTACCTTCAGGAATACTAGCTGGTGATTTATTGTTCTTTACACAACGAGTACCTGATGTAGATTCTGCTGTAGTTCCTTCTGGATTTACTAGTATTGCTCTAGCAGAAGCAAGTGCCTTGGACCACAGAACAAGCTATAAAATTGCAGCAGGTACAGAAGGTGGTACATCAATAACAGGAACCTTAGGTTCTGGATACTCCTCTATGCTGTTGGTATTTAGAGGCGGTGTTTGGACAAGTGTTGATTTTGGAACGTGGAATAGCCAAGGTTTAACCAGTGGAGATATGAATTCACAAACAGTAACATCACAAACAGGACTTGTAATTGTTATAGGAACTGCAGGGGATAGAAGCGGTTCTTTAACTGGTTTTCAAACTGCTTCACCTGCTTTTGATGATGTCATATCCTTTACAAACACAGGTGATAATCAGATAAGTGTAGGTTAC